TACTTTATCATCATATGAAAAATAATCATCTGGATCTTCTTGTTGTACTAAAATCTTATCAGTAAAAGCATTGTCTTCAATTTTATCTTTTACTAATTTCTGTCTGTACACTCTAAACTCATCACCGATCTTTCTAGTTAGAGTTTTGAAGTTGTACTTTTCTGTATCACCTTGTTTAGGTGAATCGTAAGTTGTTTTTTCATCAGCAAACATCTTACCAGTTGTTTCTAACCATAACTTGTAAAAGTCATTTGGTTTCTCTATTTTAACATTCTGCATTTTATAATCGTATGAAATACAAAAATAGTCAAATATAGAATTACTTGATTTCTTTAAGTTAGCAGTACCGACCTTGATAGTATCAAGTACTGTATTCAGCACTCTATTGAATTTACTATCTGTTTTACCAGGTCTTACTATTTTGTTTGCCTCACCAGTAGGGGACATGTAAACTTTATCTAAAGTCTTTTTGTCTGTAGTGTTGTAAGCAGCGTAAGCAATACACTTAGCAATAAACTCGTCTGCCTTTAAAACTATAAACTCTTTGTTCTTTACAAAGTTCTTTAAAGACTTTTCAAATGTATTTCTTTTATCTCTTACATACTGAGCAATCTTACTAGGATATGATTGTCTGATCTGTTGACCATTCAATGGCACACCATCGTTAACGTTTCTGAATAATACAGGTAAGTTAATCTTTTGTATTTCAGTATAAATCGCAAATGATAATTCTGAATTGTTTAATTTATCTAAAAGCAACTTGTTTAGAGTTTTGTTTTTATTCTTACCAGGTTTAACTGATACAATACCTTTTAATGTTTCATAGTCACCACTAGGTACTATAATCTCGTTATCTGCAAAGTTTCTTAATGAGATTGATCTATTGTTACCGTCAACTGATACGTATAAGTAACCTTCATCTTTTAATTGTTTAAAGTACTCAATAGAGTCATCATCAATACCAATGCCTTCGTTATAGTCTAAAGCAGCGTCTATGTCAACTAAAATAAAAGGTGACGGAGCACTACCGAATAGAATTGATTTAATGAATTTTGATTGTTGTCTTTTGTCCCATCTACTTTCTTTGTCTGTACCGACTTGAAATGATGGATCAAGTTTGATTTTGCCTTGTTTTTTAAGTTCAGTAAACTCGGCAACTGTCATTGTTTTATTGTTATATTTCATTGTTCTCCTTTGTTTTATACTCTATCAGTATATCAGAAAACAATGCTTTTGTCAAGCGTTATTTTGGTGTAAAATAAGAACAAAACGTGAACATTTAGTAGGGTGGCCCGAAGGCCACCCCTATTTGAGAAAGTGAGAGAGATAGATTATGAATCGTCTTCAGCTAGTTTACTAAAGTACGAAAGGTCATCGCTTCCGTTAGACGATTCAACTTTCTCTACCGAGTTGTTAGAAGACGTTGGTATGTCGTTACTGACAGGTGGGAGGTCAATATCCTCTACTGACTCGGTACTTCTTTGTCCAGTAAGTGTCTTATTCAGTTTCTCTTTGAGTTCGTCATAAGACTTAAAGTTACTTGGATCAATGAAGGCTTTGAGAGCGTATTGAGATTGCCAAATCTTGTTAATCTCATCATCAGTATCTTTTAATTTACTGACTGGCTCAAATTCTGATTTATCATAATTCCAGTAGCCATCTACCTTTCTGATTTTTAGTTTAAAGTTTGCACCTTCCCAAAAATCAAATGGGTTAACAGCCTTTTCATCTTCAAATGCTGGGTTCATTGCTTCAGTAATCTTATCAAAGATTTTCTTACCGAATTTAAACAAGAACACCTTGCCTTCATTCTCTGGATGTTTAGGATCAGATACTACAAAGATATTAGAATAGTAAGATAACTTTCTTTTTCTCTTTCTAGCAATTTCTTTATCGGCTTCTATGCCTGTATTCCACAACCTTGTGTTTTCTTCACTAACAGGATCCTTTTTGTTTAGTGTAGTTAAAGAGTTTTCAATATACCATTGACCACCTGGTCCTTGAAACGCATGGTTCCATACTCTCTGCCAAGGCATATCTTCGCCTTCTACAGCAGGTAAGAATCTTAATACTGCGTAACCATTGCCAGACTTATCTAGTTCAGGTTTCCATAACCTGTCGTCTTGGTACTTGTTTTTCTTTTCGGGTTGTTCTATTGTGTTTTCTAACTTCTTCGTTAGTATATCAAAGTTTGACTTTGATTTCTTTAGGGCTTCTAATGCACTTGACATTGTATTTTCTCCTTGTATATATTGTTGTACGTATTTGTATTAATGTAAGTATTACTATTATTTATACTGGCAACATACTCAACCATTATAATATAATAACACTATTTACTTATATTGTCAAGCAGCTGTGCTTGAGTAATATATGTTAAATTCTTCTCGTTTCCCAACAGTTTTTGATTAGTTGTATTATCATCATCTGCCTTATTTACCTTGTAAAATGACACGTTAGGGTTGTCCTTCAACACTCGTAACCACTCTGCTTCCCATATGCCTGTAGGGCTGGGTTCATAGTGTGCTGATGAGTAGTTTTTAGTCCCTTTGTACATGTTATTGTACATCTTTGTATCCGATCTCAAATCCATACCTATCATATACACTTCGTCTATTGTATCATACTTGCAAGCAATATGACCTGCTGTTGCACCAGCATGATAGCCTGGGTCTTCCCATTCTTGTGTCTTATCGCCGTCTGTGATCCAAGATACATAAATGTGGGCATTGTCAACATCTTTCTTATACTTCGTGCCGTCTTCTTTTCTTATCGTTGCCTCGCCTTTGATTGTATGAGCATTCATAACATAGTAATTAGTTGGGCCTTTGTTTGTAATCAAACTATCTGCTTTGTCTTTGTCTTGTGTATGTAACATACCTAGCACCATCGTATCATACATGAAGTTAGGACATTTAGTCCACTCTCTAAAGTAACAAGGTATCTTATGAGCAACACCCTTGTGATATATTTCGTGTGTCATTGTGCTGTCAACAGCAATCAATACATCTGGTAAAGGATTATCTCTATAGTAAGCGTTACAAGCATATATCTTACCATACTTCTTCAATGTTGTCAAGTCAAAGTCCTTACGTGACTCACCATTGCCTATAATAAATGCTCTTTTTTTCATAATCTTACCTTGTCTAGGCCATCTCTCATCAGCAGTAGGAAATCTATCTGCCTTGTTTCTTTTAGATTGCTCTAGTCCTATTTTTAATAATTCTTCTTCTTTAGGCCATTCTTCATCAAAATATTTAACCATAATAATAATTCAATAGACCCATAGAATATATTGCAAGTGATATAGCATTCAATACAATTAAGGACCTGTCATGCCATAACAAACCTACAGTTAACCAACCTATGAACCCTATGTTAGCAATAAACATGTTTATAGGAAACAACTCTACTGCTGTAAACATCATAGCAACAATTAATATAATACTACTTGCCCACTTGATGTACCATGACAAGTCACCTTTAGGTGTTACCTTTTTATAAACTCTGCTTGAGTTTAGTTTGGCAATCTTATCATCTAATTTTTCTCTTATCGGTTCTATTGTCATTTTCTTTTTTTCTTTGTTATATGTTGATAGTCTAGGTATCCCGAACACCACTCATAGAAACTATCATTATTAGAAGGCCAACATGAGGCAAATGTCTTGTCCTTACGTTGCTGTCTATATTCTTCTCTTACTTCTTGCTCTGTTAATTTACCCTCTGCCATCTAACTCTTTCAAATTGTTTTCTTTCCATTCTTTAGTTGTTTCAGGTCTTCCCCATTTATCTATTTCGTCTTGTGTTCTACTACAACCCATACAATAACCACTATCTTGGTCAATTGTACATATGTTTATACACGGCGTAGGTACATAGTCATCACTCATACAAACACCTCTTTCATTATAAACTTACATTTAGTAAGGTTAAACTTAATAAAAGGTGATAGTTTCTTTATTTTAAACGATTTTTCAGGCCAGATAACGTTTTCAGCGATCTCTTTATCCCATCTCTTAATAAAAGATAGAGCCTTATCCAAGATGATGATTGTTTGTACTGATATTTTTTCAGATAGAAGTAGTCGTAGCAATCGTGGATGTTGCCCATTATGTACACGAAACACATCATCAAACCGAATAGAGTTATCATTAATAACATTGCTAAGCTGTACACAATCGCTCCTAAAATTGTATGTAAAAGATTGATTATATTTCTTCCACTTGTTATAAATTGTTTCTCCATCTGCTCTAACTAAATTACCTATCCATGTCTTTGAATTGTAGAAGAAATTAGATACAAAATATTCTAGCATTTCTTCCTTCGTATATTTAGTTGTAAGTTTATGAAAGAAAAATCTATCATTACGTTTTAAAAATGTGTTAAATGATGAATTAACTTTGGCATTGTGCCTGTAAAAATCATAACTATCGGAAGTGAAGTGTAGTTTAATAGCCAAATATAATGTATAAGATTCATAACTGTTCATATAGGTAAGATCGCTGTGCTTGATCGCTCAACCAAGTTCAGTTTTTCTGCCTCTTCTTTTATCTTCTCTTTTAGTGACTTGTTAATTAAAGGACCTACAGACGCTGTGTCAATATCATTTTCTTCACAATATTTGAGTACGGCATCCATGTAGGATATTCTTTTCTCTTTTACTATTGCTTCTATTATCAAAGCAAACTTTTTACTATTCATCAACATTATAGTTTTCTGACTATGTGTTTTCTTAATGCTCTTGTTAGTTCTTCTAGTTTATCTATTATAGAAATTAGACTCGGGTCTGTTATGTACTGACCTTGTTCTTTTAATTTGTCATACTCACGCAATGGTATTGTAACCATAGATTGCTCATTTTCATAAGTCATATCTTGTTCGTGTGTATCGTTGCCCATAGGCACATTATTATCGCTCATAATTTATCCTCACTTTATTATAATATTATATCTCAATTAGACTAGTTTGTCAAGCTCT